TATTACAAGGAACTCACCTTGTTTCAAGCGTTCAACCCACTCTGGAACTTTATTCGTCATCTTTGACTGAGTTTTGAACTAGCCACTCTAAAAATTCAGGATTGTCTTTGAATATAGTATGTAGACCATTTGCCATCTTGCGCACAACTTTTTCTTCTTCTCGCAAGTTTCTAAAATTGATGTCAAACATATACACAACACCATGAAGAAGTTCATGAATGATGGTGTTTACAATTTCTGATCTTTTTTGCTTAGAGTAGTATGCAATGTGAGCATCTTCAGGAATACACATACCAAGAGCCTTGTGTTTAATGCTCCATTTCTTTGACCGAGGTACTAGCTTAAAGTCTAAGTATCCGATCTTTACTCTGCGTGGTGTTTTTCTCTGTATTGTTCTTTTCTTCGTTTTAATAGCCATAATACAACTCCTAAACTGAAGTAGTTGGTTGAACTATCTTCTCAACAAGAAAATAGCTATACTTAAATGAAACGCTCGCAGTCACATACAAAACGTCAGTCTCTCGTGTATCAAAAACAATCTCACCGAGGCTCACTGGATGCATATCAACAAACGTTATTTTCAAACAAGGATTGTTTTGACTTGTGTTAATGAGAAATGTTCCAGTGCCGTGAACACTATTCATGTTCAATGTGCTTGAGAGTGGAACACCATTCAAGTTAGTAGTGCGTCCTGCTAACCAATCACGATACTGTTGATTGTCTTCAGGGAAAGAGATACCACGCATCCACGCATAGATCTCATACCAGTTGTTCATGCCTTCGTCTACTTTGAAATCGATTGATAACTCACCGAAGTCGATACTGTCACCTGGAATAGGAATCTTAACGAGAGGGTTAGTACCACCGTTAGATGCGGGTGTGATGCTCAGATCAGGAAGATTGATCTTCTGTACAAAGTAGTTGAAGTCGGTGAGACGATCAACTCGGAACTCGAAGTTCAACGGAGACTGAAAATTTCTGTTTACTACTTCGTAAGTTGGCATATGTGGAAAGTGTTAGAACGATTCATTAGTATTTATGATAGAGCGTACAACAGAGGATATCAAGAAAAAACTTGCCACATCCAAATTGGACTGAATTTGGGTAATAAAAAAGGGGAGTTGGTATTTCCAACCCCCCTTCTTCGTGGATTATATTACTCTAATTAAATTAGAGAAGGTTCTTGATGCTAACCTTACGGTAGTAAGAGTTAGTTCCAGCTGTGAGAGCGCCACTAAGAGCAGCGTTATCGCCAGCAGTCGCAGCAGCGAAAGGATTAGCTACAAGCCCGTAACGGGTCTTGAATCCAATCTTTGGCTGGAACGAACCAGTGTCAACTGCACGAACCATCTGAAGTGGTACGTATGGGCAGTAGAACAATCCAGCATCGTATTGATTTGCGCCCTTGAATCCAGCAACTAAGAAGTTAGTGCCAAGAGGAGCAAATGGGTCGATGTATACTTTGAAACGTCCGTTGAGAACTCCAACGAATGTGTTTCCAGTATCATCAACTGAGAGAGAATCCTTGAGAGCAGAGTTACAATCAAGAAGTCCAGCAACAGACAATGCGCTTGCAGTGTCAGCGTCACAGATGAGGATGTTTCCACGTCCACGACGAGTTTCCTTAGCGATTGTGTTTGCTTCACGCTCGATTTGAACCATCAAGCCCTTGTACTTCTCAACAGACCAACGTCCGTTTGCATCAACGTCAAGGTCGAACTCTCCAGCGTTAGCAAGTCCAGTGTGTTGAGCACCTTCCTTAGCAACGTTGTACACAGTACGAATTACTTCACGGTTGATCTCTGCAAGAATTTCAGCAGAGAGGATGTTAGCAAGCTCAGTCTCAGCATCAAGACCATGTACTGCACGAAGGTCTTGTGCAAGTTCCATTGTGTACTCAGCCTTGAGTGCACGAGTCTTAGCTTCTACCGAAATCTTGTCGATAGAGAAAGCCATTTCCTTGAACGCTGCTCCGCCAGAAGTTCCGAGTGCTTCACCAGCTGTCGAAGTGAGACCACGACCAGGTGCTGCAAATGGATCAGTCGCATCATGCGTACCAGTTCCAGAGTGAGATGTCTTAGCTTCCTTGTAGAGAGCCTCAGCACCATCCTGTGTGTCATACTTGCTACGCATAGCAAAGATGAGCCCAGTTGGAGCTTTCATTGGTTGAACACCGCATACATCGAATGCCATGAGGTTTGGAAGAGCACGACGAACGAGCGAAATGAGCACTGGGTCATATGCTTGAACGTTAGCGTTAGCTGTTCCGTTTGCGGTAGTTGTCTGGGTTGCAAGACCACCGTGGTTAGCAGGAAGTGACTCAGTAATGATGCCACGCTCCTTACGAGCCTCTTGCTCCTGATTCTCAAGAAGAACAGTAAGAACCGCTCTCTTGTGTGCATCTTGCACTTCAGGCAAATCAGGGTGACTAAGCACCTTTTCCCATTTCTTTTGAAGTTCTTCAGTGAGATACATTTGAATGTCTCCTTTTAATATAATCCCTTAAAAACTATTTATCATTCCTATTTCTTCACCATACGCGAAATGGTTTGGGCATAGATGTCAGCCGCAGTAATAGTCTTTGGCTTTTCATCTTCGTGCGTCAAACCGCCTTCAGTCAATAAAGAAGCGTCAATGTCACCGGAGCTTTTAGGGGTTTTTGGAAAGTAAGTTTCCTTAATCGCCTTGAGCTTCTGACCGAATGTATTAGCATTTTCGTATGATACCCCTTCACAGAGTTCAACAAACTTTGCTGATTCAGTTACAGTCATTCCTTCAGTGAGCTTCTTGATAATAGATGACTTCTTGAGACGAATGTTCTCCTTACGGAGTTCGACACTCTTAACGAGTTCATCGTTGAGCTCCTTCTCAAGTTTCTTAATCTTAGACTCCTGCTCAGAAAGCACATTAGCCTTCTCAGCTGGAACTTCGATATAATGACTCTCAAAAAGGCTCTTCAATCCAGTGATGAACTTTTCAGTTATCTCAGAGCGAAGTGCACCTTCAACAGCCACTCTATTCTCTTTCATCCACTCTTCTACAACATAGTCAAGGTATCCATCGACTTTGTTGACAAGGGTTTCCGAAATCTTTTTCTTGCTCGTTGCAAGTTTGGTGTTGTAGCTCTCTACGAGCTTCTTCTTGTGCGCAGCAACACGCTTCTTGGCAGTGCGCTTAACGGCAGCTTCAAAGATAGAAGAAACCTTGGACTTGAAAGACTCTGGGAGTTCTTCATCCTTGGTAAGAGCGTCAGCCGCTTCTTTTACTTCTTCATCTTCTTCTTCAGAAAGTTTCTCTTCATCATCCTTTGCGATAGAAGCATCTTCTTCTTTTACTTCTTCTTCATCGCCATATGACTCGTGTGCAGCTGCGAGCTTTTCTTCTTCCTCTTCTTCAGAGAGTTCGTCCTCGTCAGCTTCTTCAGCTACAGCCTTCTTGTCGTGATCTTCTTCCTCTTCTTCAGAGAGTTCGTCCTCGTCAGCTTCTTCAGCTACAGCCTTTTCGTCTTCGTCAGACTCTTCGGCAACGGCGTGCTTTTCTTCCTCGTCTTCCTCTTCCTCAATCTTCTTCTCGTGGTCTGTATCAGTCTCTTCAACCTTTACAGCCTGAGCGTCAGATGATGCATCAGAAGCATGAATAGGCAAATCAGCTTCAGCACTTTCACGGATGTCTCTCAAAAACTTTGATGTAATAGCCATTGTAATTACTCCTGATTGTAAATTCCGCACTACGGCATTTTTATTTATAAAACTATTCTTCTCTCACTCTTATGAACACTTCTTCTTCCAATTTTGCTCCGTTGTCAAACGTCACAAGAACGGTGACTTCATAATCGTATCCACTTTCACCACCTTCAACCACAAAACGTACTGATGTTTTGTTTGGATTCAAGATAGTCACTGAAGGTGTTGATTCCTCTGTTAGTGGATTGCTAGATGCTATGAAGTCATTAGCAAGTTCAACATCGTCTGGTGATTTTCGAGGCCATCTCTTCGCTGAAACGTCAGCAGATATGATCTCCTTTGCACCTCTTGGAAGAACATGAAGTTTTCCAAAACTGATGTCGATTGGAAGTCTCTCAGCAGGTTGCTTGATGTGTGTTATGTAGTATGAAATTCCTAAGCCTGCCATATACTATAACTTGAATATCTTGTTGTCGGTTGTGTTCCACTGAATTGATACATCATCAAGTCCAGTAGTTTGTAGCTGAATATCAATATGTGCAATCAACGGAGAGCTTGTAGCTGAACTACCTTTCTTGTATATCACAACTGATGTGAACGTCACGCCGGAAGGCACAGCTCGAAACACAACGGGCGCTGCGTTTGCAATACCCTTTGTTGCTTCTTTGTGTGTTAATGGAGTTGATGTTTTGTAGATTGCAGTTGATGGAATATCTGAAAGTGTAATGTGGTTTTCACGAGAAAAATCATTTCCAGAATATACGTTATTGACGAGTATGGCAACACGAATGTCGTCATTCAACCACGACAATTCGCCGCTCAAAAACTTTTCTCGTGCACTATCGTATAAGAAGTTTGCCATCTCAATTCACCATCACAAAGTATGTATGCTTACTTTTTTTCGAGTTTCCTGATGAAGCTCTCAAATGCTTGCACACTTACTTCTTTGATCTTCTTAGCTGGAGCTTTTTGAATGCGCTTCTTCATATCGTGAATATCACGCTCACAGAGTATGCCGTTCTGCCATACCCACTCTTTACCTTCCATTATCCCATTAACAAACGCATCAGGCGCACTAGGGTCTGCCACAATATCGGCTGCTGTTGCAAGATAAAAATCATCTTGTACGATCTGCACATCGCGCCCTTCAGTTTTGATTGAGCCCATTCCGCGAGAAGACACGCCAAGGCGTGCACCTTCATCAATAAGTGCTTTAACAATATTTCCATTTGGTGTACTGAGAATCTTAGCCTTGCCTATGAAGTCTGCACCCTCATGACGAAGCTCAGTGATCATGTGTGATACACGATCAAGATTGATTGTAGGTCCATCTGGATGTCCTAACTCACCAAACGCACGTTTCTTTTGAACGTATTCAACATTGTAACGCTCGATTTCTCTCTTGAGCATTTCTTCAGGGTACATACGTCCGTTGCGGTTCTTGATCTCCGCTTGCATGAAGACACCTTCAATGTAATAGCTTTTAGGGTCTGTTTCTGCACCCTCTTTGATTACTTTGATTTCTTCTGTAACTTCGCAAATAAGTTTCATGTGCTTACTTTTTTGTTGTGTCGTTGATAATTGTCTTAGCAAGATCTTTCTCTTTTTCGTTGAGTGCTCTACGAACTTTGGAAAGAAGTGCCTCTTTAATGTTCTTTTTCAACGCCGTGGCGTTTCCATTAGAAATAGACTCAAGTGCCTTTCTGATGAGTGACTTTTCATTCTTAGCTGTCATAGTATTCTCCTGTAGTGATATTTAGTGTTTTAATTGTCTAGTTCCAAATCTGATAGAGGATCGTATATCTCAAGCACATCATCGATACCTGTATCTGATGTAGAAATATCGTCAAGTGCACCATCTGCTTGAGCTTGCTGTTGTTGAGCAACAAGTCGTTGCTCATTTTGGATCTGTGTATCAATTTCACGACGATCTTCTTCACTCTGTCGAAGAACGTTTTGACGAATCCATGCTTGAGAAAAGTATTTGCCGGCAAAACTATCAATCTGTTGAAGTAATTCAAGTCTGCTCTTGAAGATCTCTGCTTCTTTTAATTCAGCAAAGTGGTTATCTGTATTGTAGTCAAACTTAATTCCTTCACGAATAGAAGCCCACTCGTCTGGATTGATAACTTTCTTGAGAACGAGTTGCTTTTTTAACAACTCATCAAACAAATGACTGAATCGTAAACGAATGCGATGAATGAACTTTGCAAACTTCACTTCGTCACGAGATATTTCAGCTGCACGTCCAAGTTGAAACCCCGCACCAGAATCAAGACGAGAAAGCGGCACGTTCAATGCTCTGTAAACTTTTTTCTGAAAGTATTCTACGTCTTGCATTTCACCAAGATTCTCTCCACCTGGAAGAGTTTCAATCGAAGTGCCCTGAGAACCCTCACGGCGAGGAAGCCAGTAGTCTTCAAGCATCGACAAGAATCGTCTATCGTCTTTCATTTCACCAGTCTCAATATTGTACTGGAGCTTGTTACGATAACGATTCATTACACTGCGAAGGTAATCGTCTGCTTTTGTCTTTGGTAAGTTACCAACGTCAACGTAGAAAATACGTCTCTCAGGAGCACGAGCAATACGATAGATGACAAGAGCATCTTCCATCATTTTCAGCTGATTGATTGGTTTAATTGCTTTGTGAAGATGTGAAAGAATAGATGCTGAATACTTGTCTACAATACCACTGTGAGTGTAGCAGATACAGTCTGGATGAATTTTGATTCCTGCAATCGTTGCAGTTGGACTGTATGAGTTCGGAGTGTTTGACATGAACTGCATACCACGAGCATTGTATGTGAAATACTCGTCTTTGACGTTTACTAATTCAATGCCAGTGTCATTGTCTACTTGACGATCAATCTCACGAACTTTTCTAATCTGTCGTGGATCAATATAACGAAGCTCTGCAATACCTTTAGTTGGATTCTTCTCATCGAGAACAACATGATAGTACAAACGACCATCGATGTACCACTTCTTTACGATCTCGTATGCTTGATTGTTCCAGTCAAGAAGTGTGAGAACGTTTCTAAACTCTTCTTCAATCTTCGTCTTAACTGATTTTGAAACTTTTACTTTTTCAAGATTGATTTTGACAGCATCGTTTGTGCCATCAAGAACAATCATCTCATTCACGATGTCGTCAATAGCAAAGTCTACATCTGGAAGTAACGAAAGCTCTCTATATCGAGTAACGAGTTCAAACTCATTCTTTACTGTCGCATCGAAGTCAATGTATGCGCCGTACGCACCAGCAACACCTTCAACATTGACTGCACCATCTTGATTCTCTGGGAGTACAAATGACTCAGCTTTCTTTTGCTGTTGTTCTTCTTTTGATTTCTTTAGTTGCCAACCAAACAGTTCAAATGCCATATTCAAGTCCCATAAAGTAAAACGCCTTCTCTGAAGAAGGCGAGTTACTAATATTTAGTCATTCTAAAAAAGTCTAAACTTGATTAGATGTCAATCAAGTCTCCATTAGTAACAACTGGATCAGCAACCCAGTAGTCATATTGAAGAGTTACTGTATACTCTTCGATCTCATTCTCAGATGCCCAGTTAAGTTCAATCGGAGAAATCTCAGATGGGAACACATTCACGAACTCATAGGTGCGGATTGGATTACCACCAGCTTTACCATATTGTTTTACTGTTCCACTTTGCTGATAACCTGTACCAAGTCCAGCAATAGTAGTTGGAGAATCACCCAAGAGTTTTGTGTTGCTAGAATGACCATTGATTCCAGCAAGCCAAGCCTCGAAGCTCTTGCGAACTAAGAAGTCTTCATCGTTGATTACAGTGATTGTCCACTCAGCAAATGTTCTGTTACCTGCAAACTTAACCTTGCGACCGAAGTATGGAACTTCGATTGGAGCAACAGAGCTTGCTGGAATAGCACTTGCTTTACACATGAAAGTTAATTTCTGTGATGCGCTACCAGTAACAGCCCCAACTCCGGACCCAGGTACTGCACCAATTGCAGCAAGGGTAGATGGGAAGTTAAGAGTAACTTCAAAGAGCGAAGGTCTAGCACCTCCGCCCACAAGTTGTGATTTGAACGAGTTGATGTTGAATGTCATGGTGGATAACTCCTTACAATACGCTAAAAATTATTTATGCTTTTCCAACGATTTCTGAGAATTCTACTCCAGTACGAACTGCAACAAAATTCAATTGAATTGTGTTAATAGAACGAGCTGGTTTGATGTAGATGTCCCCAACGAAGTCGTTGCGGTCAATAACTTCAGCTGGATTGTTCGACTCATCGCACACAACCTTGAAGTCGTAAATACCACGACGAGCTTTAACTGTTCTGAGGTATGGCTCAATAAGATTTCTGAATTGCTCACGAGTGAACGTATCGTTGAACTCGAAGAGTGTGAATCTAGCAGCCGAAGCAATAGCTTTCTCAAGAACAATGAACAAGCGACGAACGTTCAAACGATCAAACGCAGATGGACGTCCAAGAAGTGTCTTGTCTCCGAAAAGTACAGTACCTTGCCCTGGAGCAGTAATTACTGGATTGATTCCGTTTACATACAACTCGTCACGCTCAAACTTAGTTGGACTCCAAGCAAGTTTAACAACGTTCTTAATACCACCACGATTGTAACCAGCTGGTGAATACCAAGGATCTGCAATATCATCAGTACGTGCGCAGAGACCAGCTATGTCACCATTGAGTGGAATCCAACGCATCTTGTCATTGTACTTGTCGTACTGACGCTTCCATCCACTGTCGAGAACAGCATACGAGCTTGACACATTGAGTGCTTCTCTGAATGTCTTAACAGATTCAGTCTCGTTGCCACGATTGTCAACAACGTCAGCATACTCAGGAGATACGAACGCAACACAATCTTTACGAGTCTCGCAGATGTTGTTGATTACATACTGAGCAGTTGATGGTGTCGCTTCGCCAAGAAGAACGAACGACAAATCAACAGCATCAGAGTTCTTGAACAAATCGTAACCAGCAATACGCTCATCACTTCCAGCAGATACTGCACCGTCTACACCACCAGAAAGTGGCAAGTTGTGTGCTTGAATATCAGCTTCGATGTCTGTGAAATCTGTATCAGCTGCTTCGGTACCCCATGTCTCGCTGGCTTCAGCAACATGAGATCCAACACGAATGTATTCAGATGCATTGTTGATTACGTCAACATAGTAGTTTGTCGATGCGTCTTCTTTCTTAGCATCACTTGCTTTTGAAACAGAAACAAATCTTTCGAGAATTGTGCCAGCAGCACCACTGAAAGATCCCTTAGTGTCTACTACTACAACGTGCAATTCATCGTTAGATCCACCAACCGTCTCTGCATACTGAGATGTTGCAGGAGCAACACCACAAACATCAGCGAACTCCCACTTGAGTTCAAGTTGTCCACTGATATTCTTGTCGAGTGCACGATCAACGGTGATAGTTGTCGTGGTCGAGCCTGCGCTGATTGCTACAACAGAACGTTGCTGTCCTGTAGCTCTGTCACGAAGAATGCTTCCAACAACGATTTGATCTGTCAAATCGCCAGATACAGTGATTGTCTTAGTGCTACGAGTGCCTGTGAATGTGTTAGAAAGCGTTGTCTTGAACGCATCAGCACTTGTACAAACAGAAACACGAAGTGAGTTACCAAGAACTCCAGGGTGACGAGCAACGAAAGATGCTGTAAGAGAGCCAGCCTTTGTTGCATAGTCATCATCGTTCTCGATACGAACACCATCGCCGTTTGAATCTGCGTTTCTTGCAGCAGCATCAGCGACACGAACAACTTTAAGTCTGATTCCGTATGCCAAGAAGTTTGCAGCTGTGAAGAATGATGTTGCAGTGTCGTCATCTGGCTTGCCAAAACGCTTTGCTAACTGGTCTTCTGTGCTTACGAGTTGAATGTCATTGAGGGGTCCCCACTTGAAAAATCCCGCAAAAGCACCAATAGATACTGATACTGCTGGAATTACAGTTGTGAGGTCTTTCTCAGTAACTAATACTCCAGGTGATACTTGAAATGCCATCTTGTGTCTCCTTGTCTCTTAAATCGATGTTATATCACTAATGATACCAACACTTTTGGTATGTCTGATATAGTCAAGCGTATTGCATCAATTATTTATAAAAATGAAACGCTATATAGCAATCTTGATTAGAACTCGTCTGAAACATCGTCTCCGACAGTGTGCCATAGAGTACCGTCGTCATCCAAGAACCCTGTGCCGTTGTCGCCGTCATTGATGAATCCAAAGGGTAGTATCTGCTCTTCAATATTTTGGACCTTCTCTTCAAACAGTCTCTTTCGAGCATCCGTATCAGTCATCTCTTTGAATAGGGGTTGTGCCGAGAGCCATGAGAATAACACAAGGCACATCGTCAAGTCGTCGTGACACCCAGGTTCAGCACAGAACGTACCTCCTGATGCTACAAACGATGTTAGCTCTGAGATCATGTCGAAGTCTTGAACGAGTATCTTATCAGATTCCAATAATGCTTTGAGATTCGCACAACCAATTGTTTTGATCTGAGAAGTCGTCTTGATTCCAAGTTTCGAGTTCTTCTTAAATCCAGCACTAAGTTTCTGACCCCCTCGACCCATGTTTGTAGTCGAGAACACGTTTTCATACTCAAGCTCATTGTGTAGCACTTCTACAACTTGACCACCGATAGAGTTAGTCTCGATAAGTACGTGAGCATTGTTGTATTGTGCAGCTACGTTGTAAATTACGTTTGGATACAGCATCGGTGTTATCTTGCTATTGTAGTATCGTGCCACAACTTTGTACGGCAAACTTGTACAGTCTATAACAATAAACGCTGAGTGGTCTAAGCCCTGTCCTTCCGCTGTGTCCACTGACATTACATAGATGTGATCTTGCTTTGCCGCTTCGTATATGTGTAAGTCTCCGATTCTCTCAATAGGGGGTATCCATGCCATCGCTGAAAGTTTCGCTGAAGAGATGAGGGTTCCAGCACTTCCAATGAAATCGCAACCAAACTCTTGATCGAACTTGTCTTGCCCTAACTGTTTAATCTGGTCTTCAGCCCATGCTTGGTCTCGCCCAGGCACTACACTCCAGTGGGCTTCGACAGGTTTGTATAAGTTTCGCCCATTGACAGCATCAGTCCAGTATTTGTAGAACAAGTTCATCCCATTGGGGGTCGAGACCATGATAACTTTCGTCGTCTTACCTGAAGAGATCGTAGGGTACACAGAAGTAATGAACTCTTCTGCAATGTTCTTAGGCACGAACGCAAACTCGTCAAGAAAGATGACGTTGTATGAGCTACCACGTGCTGCGCTTGATGCTGTAGCGTTTGCGATAACTTTACTTCCGTTCTCTAGTTCGATGCTACCTTTGTTCCATGAGACGATACCTTGTTGCATCCAGAGAGGAATGTGCTCATACGCTAACTGTAGTTTAGCTAAGATGTCTCTAGCTGTGCTTGCTTTGTTCGCAAGTATTGCTATGTTCTGCATTGGACCAAAGAGAACAGTCCACAGAATGTATGCGATTGTTACTGTAGATTTACCGACCTGACGTGGAAGTTTCGCTATCGTAAAACGATTGTCTACATATGAGTGTAAGAGCGTTTTCTGAAAGTCATACAGATCAAACGGCACTAGACCACGATCTACGTGAACGATCTTCATGTATCGCTCAATGAAGTAAATCGGATC